AAGGTAATTTGATAAAAAACATGTCCATCTTCTTCAAATAAAAATGCGCTTGAGTCTTCAGGTGTTGTAAGCTTATCCAGCCTAAAGTTAATACCATCTGTTGACAATGGCTTTGGTGCTCCACCGGTTGAGTAGATAATCGTCGCACCTGCTTTTTCATTAGCGGCTAACCAAACTATCAACCCAAACCCGGTGGCTATCGTCGATGCACTAATACATCCATAATCTATACTAACAGAATTATCACGCTGATAAGGAAATAATGTATTACCAACATCATGCCATATTTCAGTTGCTTTTTGCCCAATTACAAATAGCTGTCTATCAAAACGAACTGCTGCTACCATTAAATCAGGCTTGGTCTGCAAAGACCCTGCATCATCTGCAGACCATTTCGTGCCATCATTAACGCCAGACAAATACCATTGGTTTGATGATATGTCAGCAGCGATAAAATACCCATCTTGATAATCTATATAACCAGCTGTAAATGGTAAGTCTATTTTTGTAAAAGCAGACGTTGATGATGTATCAGAATAATCGTACAAATATAAAGTTTTTGAACCATCAACAAATACAATTTGACTTTTTTCATTCTCAGATATAAATACATTACCCGTATTTGAATCTAATGATCCAATCGTAGCGACACCCAAATTGGTATCTACAGCATAAATATCACGATCAATAATTGCGATTAAGTGATTATAACGAGTGCTTCGATATACCTCTCGAGCTTCACCCTTGCTAGCAATATTAATTTTCTTTTCATATCCCGCATAAGGAACAAGCGCATCGTCAGAAACAAGCATATTAAATGTTTCTTCAATCGACATTTTCTTATATCGATCAAAACTTGTGCCGCCGACTATGTCTAGTGGAATAACATCTCTCATGGCGTTGTCCACCCATGACCCAGATTTACTTGACCATAATTTACAGATTGTCTGTTATTTAATATGGATTTTTTATTTATCGTAAAATCTTTTGTAACTAAATCACCGAGTTTTCTTTCAAATCCATCAAGAGTTACTTTTTTATCTGGAGGAAAGGTAAATGGATAAATTTGGCATAATCTATTAGCTAAAAGATAAGTTAAATATGAAACATAAAAATCATCTAATGTATCGCTTAACTCAGTATCAAAATCCACTTTATTAAGTGAAAACTTACCTGTTATTTTTAAATTATATGCTTCTGCTGGAAGTGGATATAGGTAAACTTTTGATGCACCTAATGCACGTTCAACACAATAATATTTTGGCAATGTTGTTATGTTATCAACTCGACCAGAACCAAAATATCTGCGTCTTTCGTCTCTAATAAGAGAATATCTAACTTGGTCAATATTGAACGTAATTGTTGATACGTCAACCAATCCAGAGACGCTATATTCTTCTTGTCCGATCACGCAATCAAGTTCTACGTGAGTGTAGTAAGGAATATAACGCCCTGTTATGGTTTTTTCAGCCAACAAGCTATTCAAGGCATCTAATCCATCAGCAGACTGCGAGCCGTTCACAGTCTCAAGATCCCTAGCAACTATCTCAGATAGATAATATGCCTTGCTTATTAGCTCAGTGACTTTCACTCAAATCTCCTATTCAGGGAAAATAAGAGCCATTGAACGCTCAGGTACTATTCGTTTACCCCAGATACAATCTTTAACAAAACCACGTTTGTTTTTGGCAAAGTCTGAACCGTAGTAAGAACGAATAGAAACACCAGTATCTTCATCAGCAGCATTTGCTGTTGGGAACGGTACCTCTTCAGGCAATCTTGGCATTGCTAAATAGAATGCATTATCACCACACAATAATCCTCGACGGTGATTAGGTAATGCTTTTAACTGCATACCTGCCGTTACAGGAGTATTAACGTTTTGGTTTTTATCACCTTCGGTGCTATTAATAGCCGGGCTTACGCTTAATACAACGTTACCAGTCCCATCGGCAGCAGCATCAGTTGTAATCCTTAACTGAACTTTCTGTGAAGAAGGTTTGTGGCCAATGAATGTCAAGAATCTAATGTTTTGTTGTCCAGCAACACCGTCATTAAACTCAATCAAATCATTTGCTTTAATTGCACTTGCATCAGAAGCTGTTGCACCGCTACAAGTAATTTGACTACCATCGGCACTGATACTAACTACTGTTAATGTAGCAGCTTCTTGTCCAACAGTACCTGCTGTATGAAGTGGCAACAGGTTAGACATGTAATAACTAGCACCAGCAAAATCAGCGATTTCCCACGATTGAGCATCTTTTTCGTTACGATTGATAACAAACTGACTTAATCCATTATCAATAATGTCTGGAACAGCAGTATCAGCTAGATACAACTTTAAATTACCCTTAGGAGCACCGTAGTTTTTATAATTTGTGATAGCTTTAACAAGCTGTTTGTAACTGTTAATTTCATTAACACCATCACCATAAAAACGATAAGGAGCATTTAGAATTTCTGAAGCGACATCTGATTCAACTTCAGTAGCAAGCTCAGCCATAGCTGATGCACCAAATTTACTCATATAATCTTCAACATTAAGAATAAATTCTTGTGCTGAAAAAGCGTAAGAAGTACTTGCTTCTTTATCGATAGTTAAAGTTTCTTTTCTTTGTTCGACATCTTGGAAGTCTGCAACAAGAGAAGGTGTTGTTGTAAACCTAGGGGCTAAGTCAAAAGTGACTGTATCACCCAAGTTTGTGTTAATGTCGTTGAACTCTTTGAATTTTGTATTTGCTGTTGAAACAAATACACACATGTTTTGCATTAAAGCTAACTCACCCATTTGATAAGTTGCTACTTGCTCTAGAATATTAGCCATTACTGAATCCTCAATGGTTTTCAGATAATGGCTATTTTTTATCTCTTAATTTGTTATTAGGCCTTAAAGAGTTTTTTAAAATCTTTAATCGACCTTGAGCCATTATCTGTGCCAACATTTGAAGCTTGCACTTGACTCAATGGGTCTCTGGGTAAACTCTGGGATTTTGCTTCTTCATTCTGCTTAAGAGATTGTGATAATCTACCAAGCTCATCGCTTAAAAGATTAAAATCATCTCTACTCGCCTTAAGAATTGCTAATTTACCGGGATTCTTACCCAGCTCATAAATCACATCACCGGCGTTAGGCAGTTGAGAAGCGGCAACTAATATCTCATCTGGATACTTATACTTGCCCATTACTGTATCAAAATCAGCATATCGAGTTCGAGTATTAGAAAAGTCGTTAGCCAACTTGCTGGCAACATTGTCCATGTATGCCTTGTGTTGCTCACTAGCCCATTGCTGAGCCGCTATTTCTTTTACTTGTTCAGGCGTTAATTGCTTTTCATTGGCATACTGTTCTTGCCCTTGATAAGCATTTTGCTGAGTCTGCTGCACATGTTGTTGCGGCATCTCAGGTTGTTTCGCCTGATACTCGCTGACAGCTTTTTTATAGCCATCAACTTTAGCACCTCGAACCAATTCATTTACTTCTGATTGCGTCAACATCTTTTCAGCAGGTGCTTGGACTTGCTGTTGGGATACCGGGCTGTCAGATGTAGTTGAATTGATTTCCTGATTTTGAGACGTAACTGTCTCAGGGTTATTCAAACCATCAGTCATTTCAAACCTCACCTATCGACTATTAACCCCGTCACGGTAACTCCAGGATTACACCCCCGTAGTGACCATTTATCCCTGATGATTCAGTAACTCCAGCTTAACGCGGCCGTCGCGACAGTTTCTACTGCATATCACATAAGAAAATGTGAACTCATATTATTCTAGTGTATTGAAAACAAAAAACACAATACCCTAAATTATTTTTTTATCTTTTAAATATTATAGGGTGTATGTATTTTTAAATGATCCATATTGTGATTGTGTTTCATATCAGCATATTGCATAGACATGTCCATTGCTTTAGTCATTTGCTCAGTATGTGCTTTAGTCATTTGAACAGCATTATCTTGTGCAACATCTTCTTGCTCTAATTGTAATTTCAATCTCTCATTCTCAAGCTTTTGCTGTTGAAGCTGTATTTGAGCATCTTTGTATTGCGCTTCCATTTGCTGTTTTTGCTGCTGTAATTGTATAGCCATCATTTGAGGATTAGGTTGATTAGCACCTTGTTGTTGCTGTTGTTGAATATTCTCAGTAAATTCTTCAGCCATTTTTTTAAGCTGATCAGCGCCGCGTATATCAAGGTTATCCACTAATACCGGCAAACCGCCTTGCTCTATCATTTGAGCAAATCCTTCAGATGCGCTCATGAGCTGAGTAATAGTCTGAAGTGCTCTATTTTTTTGAACCTCAAAATTAACACCTGCTTCGACACGTACCTCAAGTGCATTGCTTGGGTAATTCATAGAAACATTAGATTGACCGTTAATCTGCTGATACGACCTTTTTCCTTGCTGGTCAACAATAGGAACTGTTCTGGGTGTTACATAATATTTAGGAATCAATTCCACCATAATCTGTGCTGCTTGATTAAATGCAGCTAAGAAATTCATTACATATGGCATAGCTGCTGAATTTGACTGCGTAGCACCTTCTACAATCGCAACACCTGATAATTGATTGTTGTTAATTCCTAAAGAAGCGTCATATGAGCCTAATATATTTTGAATTGATGAGTCAGCACCATTAAATGTAGCTGCTATCTCAGCAGGTATAGGCTGCCTAGGAACCGGGTTTGGTGACGGCAACTCATTGCCTATATCATCTCTTGAATTATATGTTAATAATCCAGATTTCTGTGGATTAATCCACCCTTCGTCTTTCTCAGGTATGGATTTAACATCAACTAACCACGTATGCTGCTCCATATTTTCAAGCTCGTTGCCCAAAGAAATCCCAGAAAAATTCTTCAGGCGCTGAGCGTCCATTGCGTTGTAGATGTAAGGACGTGTTATTTGCTTATTTTTAATTAATGCTGAATTCCCGTCTACAAATATCAATGGCAAACTCGTGAAATCACTAAGCTCATCATAATCAATTACCTGATTACCAATAATCCGATATCTGACAATTTTATTTTCTTCTGTTTTACGTTCTTTTATAATTTCTGGCATAACAGCAGAGATATCACCCATTTCTGCGCGCCGCTGAACTTCTTGCTCCAATTGCTCATATTGATCTTGAGTATATGTATTCTGGTCTGAAAGAAGGTATATTTTTGATGAAACTGTTTTTTTCTCGTAGTAATCACAAATATAGAGAATGTCTTTGCTTTTTTCTTGATAAGTCCAGTTAAAACCATCCGTATTGCGAACAAATGAAAGTCTTGAAAGATCTATTTTTGGGTATTCACGCTTAAACTCTTCTTTAGTTTTAGGTATAAGCTCATAGCAATACCGACCATCACCTTTATGAGGAGCGCGAGCCAATGGGTCAAATCCGCACATTGTAGGGTCGAAAGCACGACCTATCTTGATATTCTGATTAAATGAACGTCCATGTTCATAATCAGTCCAAACCTTCATTACTGAAAAGCCACCAGATAACTGGTCGCGGTAAACATCCATCTCAAATTGATCATTATTAGCGTCAAATAATATGGCTCTAATAATGCCTTCCACAGTACTAATAGTATCTGGGTCGGACTGATCATTAAGAGCGCGAACAGCTATTGAAGGCTCTTGCTTTGAAAACTCACCGCAAAGTCGAGAAACATATGCCTCTAAGACATTAAATTGTAGTACAGGCCGTCCAAGGTCATTAAGTACAGCCTCATCTTCAGGCAGTAGTGTGCTTTCAAATAAAAAGCGTTTACATTTCTGATAACGCTTAACATTTTCTGTGAAAGAATTTTGTGAATCATCAATATTACATTTAATACGCGCATGCTGAGAGGTATACCTATCTGCTAACTGCTTTCCTGCCATGAACCAATTCTCGCTCTTCGTCGTCTATGAGCGGCTCGGTTTATAGTTGCTAATACTTTTTCGGCTTTGGGATCACTTGTATTATCGATGTTTATCAAAATTTTGTCAATGAGTGCTAATTTAACAGCATCGGCGCAAGTATCTGCTATATCATCATTTCTGTGTGTATCATTGGCTGTAATCTTACGCATGTGCTCCAAACACATTGCAGTATGCTTACCATATATTGGTAAACTAATTTGCTTAGAAGCGATGTATGCTTGTATTTCAAGAAATCTTTGAGCTTTACTACCAGAAGCCCTGGTACGTTCAATATCAAGTATTCTTAACCCTTGCATACCTGACAATATTGACACTAACGTCGTACCAGTAGATTTTTTCTCAATAGCAGCCATTTTAGGCTTAACACGGTGGCGCATACATCTTGCATAAAAACTCATAAACTCAGATTCAAGGTCTTTTGGCTCAACCCAGCACTCATGACAGTCCATCCAGTGAATAGCTAATTCTCCCGTTGGCTCACCATTAAACTCAACCCTATAAACACCCCAGAAGCTAAATACAGTTGCATCATTATGAGTTTTAGCTGTTTCTGCTGTGTCAGCTGTAATAAATGTTTCCAGTATATTCGGCTCAAAGTCTAGCAATGGGAACCATTCAGGCTTGAATATACCACCACCGGCTGGTTGCGGGTTTTGCTGATATTGAGAAGCATATGCATAAGGTGTTTTTTCTTGCTTATTTCTTAATTCTTCAATAGAGACAACATCTGGGCATAAATTGTTTCCTGCGTCATCTATAGTTTTTAATATAAGCTTATTCCACTCTTTTCCATCTTCACCATTTAATATCTTTCCAAACAAATCATCCTCATGAAGTCTCTGACCAATAGCTATGATTGGCACTCTTGGTGACCTTAATCTCGTAGCTAACGTTTCATTATAATTTGTCCATACTCCTTCACGAATAGTATCAGAATGCACCTCAAGAGGTTGATGCGCATCATCAATAATGAGAGCTCCACTAAATCTTTCCATATTTGATTTTCCTGCATCAAAACCAGTAATAGCCCCTTTAGTTCCAAAAGCAACTAACTCACCACCTTCAGTTGTTGTAAAATGTCCTTTTGCTTTAGAATCCTGTCTAATTTCCACGCCAAATATTTTTCTCTATTCAGGCATTTCAATTATTTGTCTTATATTATGTCTCTGACGTTCTGCTAATGTTTGAGTATGAGAAACATACAAAT